TTATATCCACGTGGTATGTTGTTGTGGAATACACGTCGCAGTGGTTACAATGTTAAGAAATATATACCTGACTACTTCAACGAAACTGATTTCCCAGATGATGTATTGCCAACGACGTCGGATGCTTGGGTTAATGCGGTGGGTAATAAAGCCAACGGCAGTCCATTCGCAGGTCGTAAAGCAGTTCGTGCTTGTGTAGCAGGTGCATTGGCGGCAGCAATAGACAATACACATGATATCAGAACAGAAGAAAGAAACTTCAACTTAACTTGCTGTCCTGGTTATCCTGAAGTTGTAGCCAATATGGTTGCTTTGGGTAACGATCGTAAGAATACCACATTCGTTATTGCAGATACACCAGCAAGATTGGCTGCTAACAGTACAGCGATATTAAATTGGGCTGATGGTAATGCTGAAGACAGTATCACAACAGCTGATCCATACATGGGTGTCTACTATCCATGGGGAGTTACAAACAATCCGTTTACAACTGGTAACACACAGATTGTTGTGCCACCCAGTCACATGGCATTGCGGTTAATTATCCGTAATGATGATGTTGCTTATCCATGGTTTGCACCAGCTGGTTTACGTCGTGGTTTAATTGACAACGCAACTAGAGTTGGTTATATTGATGCAGACAGTGGTGAACTACAAACAGTTAGTTTGATTGAGTCCATGCGCGATACTTTGTATGAGAACAAGATTAACCCAGCAACACTATTTCCGGGAACTGGATTAGTAATGTGGGGTCAGAAGACTATGAACCCATACAGCAGTGCATTGGATCGCGTTAACGTGGCACGTTTAATTGTTTACATCCGTGAAAGATTGGGACAAATTGTTAAACCATTCTTGTTTGAACCAAATGACAAGATCACACGTGATGAAGCCAAACAAGTTGTTGAAAGTTTAATGAACGACCTGGTGGCAAAACGTGGTTTGTATGACTATTTGGTAATTTGCGATGAATCAAACAATACAACAGATCGTATTGATCGTAATGAGCTTTACATAGATGTGGCCATTGAGCCTATGAAGGCAGTTGAGTTCATCTACATCCCACTGCGTATTAAAAATACCGGTGAGATTAAAGGTGGCTCTTAATCAGTCGTTAAGTCAGTATAGAACAAGGGGCTCACGCCCCTTTGTTCTATGTGTAGTGGCAACATGCATTAAGTACGCAGATAATGAACAGCTAAATAGAAACTAAAAAACGATAATATCCCATAAATATTATTATATAGACACCAAGGAGTAATATTATGTCAATTGCCAGTTTAAACAAATTTACAGTACCATTAGCCAGCAACCAGAGCGCCAGCAGTCAAGGCATGTTGATGCCGAAATTGCAATATCGCTTTCGTGTCAGCTTGGAGAATTTTGGCGTAAGTACTCCCAGAACAGAACTTACCAAACAAGTCACAGAAGCCAAACGTCCCACAGTGACATTCGGTGATATTGTTATTGATACATATAACAGCAAAATTAAACTGTTGGGTAAACCAGATTGGGGTGATTTTTCAGTTACATTCCGTGATGACGTTGGTGGTAATGTCAGTAAGTTGGTTGGTGAACAACTACAGAAACAGTACGATTTCATGGAGCAAGCTTCGGCTGCTTCAGGTATTGATTACAAATTTGTATCACGTTTAGAAATGCTGGATGGTGGTAACGGTGCAAGTACACCAAACATCCTGGAAACCTGGGAAATGTATGGTTGTATTTTAACATCAGTAGACTACGGCGGTGTAAATTATGCCAGCGGTACTGATATGGTCACAATCGCTTGTACTATTAAGTTTGATAATGCAGTACAAACTCCAAATGGCAGCGGTGTTGGTGCATTAGTTACTCGTGCATTGGGTACTGTGGCAACAGGTTAATAGTAATAACCACAAAAAGCCCAGTTCAGAACTGGGCTTTTTCTTTGACATAAATAATTGATAACGGGAATAAATTATGTCTTTAGTAGACCAATTACTTGGTGTGTCAGGATCAGGACTTCTTAGAAGTTTGGGATCTAGTGAAACTGTTAGAGATTTCAGACACGCATCAAAATTATTTGTAGCAAATAACTATGAATTAGCACCCAAGTACGGTTGGCTATATCATGTATTCTTTAAAATAAATCCCAATGTAATGTTGAGAGGTATGCCATTAAAGAATATTGAAGCTGGTATGCTGGTCAAGAGTGTGGATTTACCCAAGTTTAAAACCAACAGTAAAACACTTAATGCATATAATAAAAAGCAAATCATATTGGGCAAGATAGAATACGATCCGGTACAAATTGTATTACATGATGATAGTGCCAACGTAGTTAGAGATATGTGGAAGGACTACTTAAGATATTATTGGAGAGATGGCGATAACGATATCACTAAATTTCCATTAAAAAATACATACGATACACGTAGAACAGACCAGTGGGGATTTACTCCACAGCAATCTGGCTCAGCAGAGAACTTTTTTACCAGCATAGACATTTACAGTATGACCAATAAGAAGTTTTCTAAATATGAATTAGTTAATCCCAAAATTGATAGCTTTGCTCATGGTAAACATGATGCCAGTCAAGGTACCGCCACACTGGACCATTCCATGTCTATAAGTTACGAGTCAGTGATATACAGCAATGGTTCCACCAATGGTGGGAAAATTGATGGATTTGGCAGAGAACATTATGATACACAGCCCAGCCCATTGAGCCCATTGGGTGGCGGCACCAAGAGTATTACTGGGCCAGGTGGATTGATTAATGCGGCGGGTGATCTTGCAGACAATATATCCAGTGGTAACTTTGGTGCGGCGGCACTGGGTGCATTACGCTTGGGTAAAAATTTACAAGGGTTTGATTTTAAAGCAGTTGCCAAGGGAGAGATACAAAGTGCTGTGGGTGGATCATTGCGTAATACTGCCAGTGGTCCGTTTAATTTCCCAACACCAACTACATTTAATGTGGGTAATACCATAACCAAAGCATTGCCAAGTTTCAGTTTTAAAACTGCACCGGTCTCTGGCAATTTTACTCCACCACCCACTGAAGATTAACCCATGCCAACTTATTCAAATATACCAGCCAAAAGTAAAACGGAAACAGAAAATTATTTTGATGATTATTTTGTAAAGCAAACCACAGTCAGTGGTAACTTTTATGATTCTGCTATTGCATTTTTTGAAAGACAAACTAATAACAAAGAGTCAGCGGCCGGCATGGTTGCTGCCTTATTGGAAACTATTAGAAGTCAAAATTTAGATCCAAATGTCATTATGGATAAATTTAAAAAAATGTCAGCCGCTGAGATCAATCAATACATGGTGGCAGTACTCAACTACAACAGAAAAAATACTAGTTTTCTAGGATATAAGGCACCAAAACGTCCCAATATATTAGTGGACCGAACGCTGTTGCCATAATATGGGAAAATATATACAGGGTAAGTATGTGCTAAAAAACCCAGGCAAATATTCCGGCGACAAAGTACCCACATATCGCAGTTCATGGGAATGGGCGTTCTTTCAATTTTGTGACAACAACCCAGCAGTAATTAATTGGGCATCAGAATCTATTTTCATTCCTTACTTAAATCCAATAACCGGTCGCAAGACTATCTATATACCAGATGCATTAGTGGTATATGTAGATAAGAAAGGTCAAAAACATGCTGAGTTGGTGGAGATCAAACCCAGCAAAGAAACCACTATGGAAGCAGCCGGCAAGAGTGCCCGAGATCGTGCCATGGTGGTGGTTAATCATGCCAAATGGCAAGCCGCTAGTAAATTTTGTAAACAACATGGATTGACCTTTCGCATCATAACTGAAAAGCAATTGTTCCATCAAGGCACGATGCCATCAAAGAAAGCTAGACCCCCTGCCAAACGAAAATAAATAGAGTATGACTAAAAAATTAGCAGAATTATTTAATGTGGATGAAGTTTCTGTAAATGCAACTACAGATGATGTAAATTCAACTACTGACACACCCGAGACTGCGGATCCTACTACTAATTCATTGGCTATTGCTACTATGCAAGCTGTGGACTTAACCCTGGATAAGATTGACGAAGCATTGCCAGCCATAACAGATCTGGATGCCACTGATGCTGAATTGGATGAGTTAGCTGATTTGGCCAAAGCTAAATTTAATGATTTAATAGATCTGGGTATGAATGTAGAACCCAGAGTCAGTGGCACAATATTTCAAACTGCTGGGGTATTACTGGGTCATGCCATATCAGCTAAACAAGCCAAGATTGATAAAAAATTGCGTATAATTGCTTTACAGATACAAAAGGCTAAATTAGATCAAAGCCTAAACAAGAAAGCTTCAACTGAAGAACCCGACGAAATTGAAGGAAAAGCCACTGTGGTTGACAGAAATAGCCTGCTAAAGACAATATTGGCAGATATGAAAAAACCCAAAGTTTAATAAATACATAATGACAGGATCACACAACTATGACTAAATCACTACAACATTATCTAACCGAAAGCGCAAAAACTTTTAAGTTCAAAGTAAAGATCGCTACGGATAGTTTATCTGAAGAACAAATTGCAACTATAGAAACCCAGCTGGCCGCATACAAGATGATGAATATGAGTAAACCCAAACGTTTACCAATTCAGGATAATCCATCTAGTTTTGAAAATTTAGGGGCGGTTACTGTATTCTGTATGGATGTGGAATTGGCATATCCAGCCACTGATGTACAAGTCAAAGAGGCAGTTAGACTGGGATCTGGATGTGCTGGAAATCACATCTACGTGGGTAGTGAAGGGCAAGAACAGGACACGGTAAGAGTTGACTATGATAAGAAAGACGGCAAAGCCGTTCTAACTCAAGACTATGAGAAATCTGATGGTAGTGTTAAAGAACTGTACGGTGATGAAAACATCAAGATTGTTCTTAAAGATTTGGCCGGTAAGAAACGCAAATATGAATTTGAAATATTAAATAAAGATCAGGTTAAAACTACCAATGATCTACCGCAAGGCACCAAAAGCCCTATTGGTAGTACACAGAACAAATTACCTGACCCAATGAAAAGGAAATAACACCATGCAGATGAAAAACGTATTAGATCGCTTGACAGAATTAGCCAAAGACAATCCCAGCCCAGATGTAAAACAGGCTATGGAAAATACTCGTCGCATGAGTGTTGCAGAGGGTGCTGATGTTGTTGAAGTACACGAAGGTGTGGCGGAAGGCTGGAAACAAACTCTACGTAAATTTGATCCTACTATTAAAGCAAGGATACGCGGCAAATCGCAAGATCAAACCAATCAAGGCCTTGACACGATAGATCAGTTAGCAGGCATGGGCTTAACAAGTGATGATATGGTCAGCCGAGCGATGAAGCCAAATACTTATTTTAGAAACGCAGAACGATACGCTAAATTAGCAAACAAAGGTGTGGCGGAAGAACAGCTGGATGAAGGTGCGATAGATAAATTAAAAGAACTATATCAGTCGCTAGTAAGCAAAGTTCGCACAATTCCAAACTTCAAACAATACTACGATGCTGCCAAACTAAAACAACAAGAAGCAGTAGATGCAATTAAAACAAGCAAAAATGCAGAAGAATTAAAGCAAAAGATTGCGGCGATTGCAGGACCTGCACCTGCACCTGTGATGGCAGAATTTGACGGAGGAAGCGTCCGGCGGCCGGCATTGAAGTCAGGAATCACAATGGTTATTGGACTATTCGATATTTGGGCGGCACAGGTGATAGGGGCCTATTCCGCGATTGCCTCTGGAGCGGGCATGGGCGTGGTGGGTGGGCTATATCTTGGAGTTCTTGGCCAAGTTGGATGCATTGGTATAGCATTATTTTATGCAATAAAAGCAACTGAAAACTGGAAACGTAACCAGGATGTGGCGGAAGGCGGCTCTTCAAGTCCCTATATGTCAGACAAACAAGCTAACGCAGTGATGAAATTATGCCGTAAAGGATACACACCTGATGAGATAGCTGACAGATATCCAAATCTCAACAAGGACGAAATTGATAATATTTGGGGTAGTATGGATGACGACGAGATGGCGGAAGGCTCTAGAAAAGCATATTTGAAACACAACAATTTGGTTGATTTAAAAAAACCACTTACCGGCTTAGAGGACGAGTTTAATAAGTTTTTGCGAACCCACGATCCTGAAGTAAAACAACAATACCAACAAGGTATCAAAGACAGAATAAAGACAAGCACGATGGCGGGACCTAAAGGCGTATTGCCCGAGCAAAGCATGACAGAGGGTGTTAACTTTGCTGAAATGCATCGTGCCAAACACACCACATTGGATGAGATGTTGAATGAATTACATGACGATATCAACACGTTTAAACAATGTGGTCAGATGAGTGAACAACTACGTGACTTCATGGAAGTACATCACTATGGTAAAAAACAATTAATGGATGCCGCGTATGGTCCAGTTGATGAATTGGCCGACATGACTAAACTAGCCGGCGTGCCCGGTCCGATTGGCCAACCTGATGAAGAATTGGCAGAAAGTTCAGGAGAAATGATCAATGGCAAAGAAGTTGATATGTATTCGTTAGAGGTTGGTGGTGTTGATTACGGCGATTCTCCAGATTTTGTAGATGCATACTTTGAAGCTGGCAGTTTCGTAGATGGTACTCCACTAAGTGATAATGAGCTAGAGCAACTCACTTATGAGCGTGGAGATTTAGTATCTGAGTTGGCCAGTGAACATATGTGGGCTGCTGGTGATGATGCCCGCGATAGACAGCGTGATCTGGATATGGATATGGAAATGGAAGGTGTAAGTGATGGCGACAATGGTTTAGCATCGGCACATGCCCAGGCACGTCGAATCAGCGGTGAGCATGGTGTAGGTCAACACGTTAACCGTGATCCAGAGTCTGGTTATCATCGTGCCAGTGATTGGTATGTGGATGGTGAAACAGTTGGCTCTTACAACATGGGCAAACGATACGATGACTCAGGTTATATAGACGAAGAAGAAATGATGCCAGGTGAAGAATCAGATGTTGCACAAAAAGCACAAGGCATTGAAGCAGTGTCAGGAAAGAAAATCAACCAAATGAATCCTGGAGAAATTAAAATGGCCGGACAAAAGGTTGATGCAATGGGTGTAACAGAAAGCAAGCAGATGGTAGATGAGTGTGGTATGATGGGCGGCTCAATGCAACCCAATACACCAGCTAACATCAACATTTCAGCCAGTGCTGCTAGTGGTGGTGAAGTTGCTGCCATGATCAATGACTTGTTAAAGTTAGCCGGTCGTCCAGAAAATGCTGATACACATATGCATGAGCCAGGTGTTGTGGCAATTGATGGTACTATGGATGCTGGCGGTGCAGAAGAATTGGCCGCAATGTTGGGTGGAGAAGAAGAAGTAGTTGATGAAACTGGCGATGCTGGTGGATTTGCAGATGCTACCACACAACCAGATGCACTAGTGTATGATGAGAATCCAGTGTTAACACAAACTGGTGTACAAAAACACACCCTGGGTGGTTACCATAATGGTGACAGTCCTTTGGCCGCAACTACAGAGCTTGAAGAAAGTCTCTGGAGAAAGTTTCAAAATCAATAAGTACACGGGGCGAAAGCCCCGTAGTATTCTACAGTGTCGATAATTTCAACTTCAATTGCCCAACCCCTGTTACTCGAAATAGCAGACTTAAAGAAAATCCGTAAAGGATATACTAAGGGTTCTGTGCCTTGGTTATATAATTGTACCTTGAAAAACCTGTCAGCATTTACAGGTTTTCCTGCTCTTATAAATTCAGCAGAACTACGCAAGGTGTCAGTTAAACAATACAAAAAAGATCCAACGGAGCAATCGTGGGTATCCAGTTCAGGTAGTCTTACTCTAGTAATTCCATTGACACTGAACGGTACCTATCACTTACAGCTATCACAATATAACAGTATGCGATTGGTGTATGGCAATGCATACGTGTTCTCAGGCAACAAAGATTACAAATTAAATATAAGCAAAGCAGGAATTAAAGATTTTTACTTTTTAGTATTGGATTGTGATGAATCATGAACGCTATATGTGTGGTGGCACATCCTGATGATTGTATAATATTTGGATATGGGTTAATAAATCAGTTTCAGAATCTAAATTGGACTATATGTTACCTAACGTATACTGATGACTCACCACGTGGCGAAGAAATATCTCGTTTTTGGCAAAAAAGAAACATCTCTACTAAATTTCTTGGATTTAAAGACGATTGGAATGATATAGAGAACGATGCTATAAGTTTTGATGTACTAATAGCGCAACAGGCAATTGAAGATTGTGTTGAGGGACAAGACATAATACTTTCGCATAACAGTGATGGTGAATATGGTCATTTACATCACAAATTTGTTAACCAATGTCTACACAACAAAAATAACCTAGTTACCTTTGCTTCATTATATGTTGCTGATGTTAAAATTACGTTGCCACCCAGGTTATATGATCTGGATGAGTTGCCGTTACACCGTGAAGTAATATCCAGTTTTCACAAGCACACACATACCAATGGATATGCGATTCCAAACTATTTAAAACACTTGTTTATCTTGAAATAAATATTACTATGAAAAAATTAATGGTCGCTGGATGTAGTTTTTCAGCAGTAAGTATTACCCAACCTGGCACTAGTTGGAGTGAAATCCTTGCTGAAAAATTGGGATGGGAATTGGTTAACCTGGCACGACAAGGATGTAGCAATGGCGGTATTAGGATTCAAATTGAAGAGATCCGTAGACAAAAACCAGACTTTGCCATCGTAACTCCAACGTTTTGGGATCGTATGGAAATTCCAGCCACAGCCGCACCGTATGATTGGACTCAAAAGTCAGGCGGATGGAATCCTCCACTACAACAACACTTACAAGATCGCAAAATAAAAAATGGATACGATCGCGATGATGGTATCAACAATGTGAATTATGGCAATAATAACTATAATATGATTTGCGAAACTATTTTTAGTCTGGCAGAAAATTATGATCACCCATATCGTTCAGTAAAAATATCCAAAGAAGCACAGACTGGTATACGGTATTGGATTGACAGCATATACGATAGTAATTGGAAAAAGCAAATGGATGAATGGATCATGAGCGATGGGGTGATGCAGATGTTCCATGACAATCTTAACTTCTTGGTAGTCCCTAGTTTGCTATGGCACAACAAGCTAACACTGTGGAGAGATATATTTCCTAGAGTAATTCCAGATCGCTTTATTATGCAAAATCACATGCAATCGCAGACTAGCGTATCTGGTAGGTTTCCACATGTGGGGGATGATCCAGGCTATCACACCAGTGCTGAAGGGCAACGATGTATTGCGGATAACTGGTATCAGCGCATCACCAAAGATTTTGCTCTAGCATAAATATCATTATATAACTTGGATAGGCTATTATGAACACACGTGAAATAGAAGAATCTTTTGCAAGCCCGCCACCATTTGCTGACATGATCAGAGCAGGGTTTCCCAACGTCGAACCCGGAGATCAAATTGAAACTCGCAAGGGTGATATGAGTGGTATGGTAGAGAAGGTTAAAGAAGTTGATGGTGTTGACTATGTATTTTTCCGCTGTTCAGTATCCAATAAATTATATCGTACCAGACTGGGCAATGTAATGAAGTTGCGTGAGGACGTAATTGGTAGCAAAGGCAGCCAATTCAACCCTACTGATATCCTTAAAATGGATGTTCCGTTGTTTATCAGACTGATAGAATTTGCCAGAGAAGATGCCAAAACTGACATGGAATTACATGATGTTACTGAGAAACTTACCAGTATGTGCAAGCGTGGTAATACATTAACCATGCACGACTATGACAAGATAGTTGGCCAAGAAGAAACCCCAGCTCTTAACGGTAAGTAGTTATAAAGCCAGTGGCATGACCAATCATCAAATCTACTTACAAACTTGTAGAGAGTTGGTGATTGAAGTAGAGGCAACCGTAGAGGTTGAATTACATGATTCAGTTAATGGTTATCTAATATCCCTGTTAGCTAGAAATTTTGATTGTGTTAATGCTATCACTTACAATTATGATTTTTTAGCAACCGCAAAACACCAAGAGCAAGGGTTCTTGGCCAAAACACAATTTATTGATGCCGCTGAACGTTGTTTGATGATTAGCGGCATTTCTCCATTCGTGGCTGAACGACGCGGAATCCCACCAAAGCACTTTACTTATTGTGGACAACTGTTGTATAATCAAGCGGCACATTGTACACGACCCACAGATGAGTTTATGAATGCATTGGCTATTAATTTTGGCAAAATGCGTGATGTAATTAGTGCTACGTTTGATAAGACTGCGAAAACATATCGGCAACGTAGACAATTGATTGATGCTGGTAGCACTACAACTACTCTGATGGAAATTAAATTGATATAATGTGTGAAATAACTATTGTGTTACGACACAAATGCTGTTATACTAGCCAACTACAAGGAGATTTTTATGTCAAACAGAGTTATTACCGCAGAGCAAAAAGCCAAACTGAATCAGATTTTTACTGAGGGTATCCAAATCCTTACAGAAGTTGAAGATTTGAACGCTGGCTTAAACGACACAATTAAAGCCATTGCAGAAGAAATGGAAATTAAACCAGGCATTTTGAAGAAGGCAATTAAGATTGCCAAGAAGAGTCAGTTTGGTCAAGAGTCAGCTGATCACGAAGAACTTGAAACAATCCTTACCACCGTTGGCAGGACGATTTAACGGATGTATGTTGACGCATTATTAGACCGCGAACACGACCGTATCCATGTAGTAGAACGTGTGGATGGCAAACGTGTATTCCAAGAGTACCGCACAAACTATGTGTTTTACTTTGACGACCAACGTGGTAAGTATCGCACTATATATGGAACTCCAGTCAGTAGATTTAGTACTCATAATGGAAAAGAGTTTCATAAAGAGATGCGAGTCAATAGTGGGACAACTCTTTGGGAAAGCGACATCAATCCTGTGTTTAGATGTTTGAGTGAGAATTATCTAAACAAAGGATCACCCAAATTACATACAGCATTTTTTGACATTGAGGTAGACTTTCATAAGGAACGTGGATACAGCACACCTGATGATCCGTTTAATCCCATAACTAGTATCAGTGTTTATTTGGATTGGTTGGACCAACTTATTACCTTGGTAATACCGCCAGAGAAAACCAGTCTGGAAACCGCAGAACAAATAGCTAGTGAATTTGAAAACTGTTTGGTGTTTAGTCATGAAGCAGATATGATTAAAACATTTCTGGACATCATAGAAGATGCTGATGTGTTAAGCGGGTGGAATAGTGAAGGATATGACATACCTTATACTATTAACCGAACTATTAAAGTTTTAAGTAAAGATGATATTAGAAGGTTTTGTTTGTGGGATGAAATGCCCAAGAAGCGAGCCTTTGAACGATATGGTAACGAGCAAAATACATATGACTTGGTTGGACGGGTTCATATGGACTATATGCAATTGTATCGCAAATACACATATGAAGAACGTCATAGTTATAGTCTAGATGCAATTAGTGAATATGAATTGGGCGAGCATAAGACCCAATATGAAGGTACCCTAGATCAACTATACAATAAAGACTTTAAAAAGTTTATTGACTATAACCGTCAAGATACCATGTTGCTGGCCAAACTGGATAAGAAATTACGTTTCCTAGATTTGGCTAACGAACTGGCTCATGACAACACAGTATTATTGCAGACTACCATGGGTGCGGTTGCTGTAACTGAGCAAGCAATTATCAACGAAGCTCATGAACAGAATCTAATCGTCCCAAATAAAAAACAGCGTCTGACAGACGATGATACGCAAGCGGCCGGTGCGTATGTTGCATATCCAAAGAAAGGATTGCATGAATGGATTGGCGCAATCGATATTAACAGTCTATATCCCAGTGCTATTCGTGCGTTGAACATGGCACCAGAAACTATTGCAGGTCAATTACGTCCAGTAATGACTGAACAATATATAAAGCAAAAGATGGATGGTGGTTCCTCGTTTGCTGGCGCATGGGAAAATATATTTGGTAGTTTGGAATATACTGCGGTTATGAATCAAGAACGCGGTACCGAGATTACCATTGATTGGGAATCAGGAGTATCATCAATACATAGTGCTGCTGAGATCTGGAAGATGGTCTTTGATAGTAATAATCAATGGACTCTTAGTGCAAATGGTACCTTGTTTACATATGATAAGAAAGGTATCATACCAGGATTGCTAGAACGTTGGTATGCTGAGCGTAAAGAGCTTCAAGATAAAAAGAAAAACGCTACTACCAAAGAAGATATTGCATTCTGGGACAAACGTCAATTGGTTAAGAAGATTAACCTAAACAGTTTGTATGGTGCTATTCTTAATCCTCACTGTCGTTTTTATGATGGGCGAATTGGACAAAGTACAACATTGACTGGTCGGCAGGTGGTTAAACACATGAATGCCAAGATAAATGAATTGGTAGTTGGGGAATACGATCATACTGGTATTGCTAATATATATGCTGACACTGATAGTGCATATTTCAGTATGTGGCCTATTATTAAGTCAGATGTAGAAAGTGGAAATATGACCTGGAACAAAGACACTTGTATACAGGTATACGATGCTATTGCAGAGCAAGTCAATGAGAGTTTCCCAGAGTTTATGAAACAAAACTTTCATTGTCCAACACGATTGGGTGAATTGATTCGCGGTGGGCGAGAATTGATCGCAGTCAAGGGTCTGTATATTACCAAGAAACGATATGCAGTATTGATATTTGATCTAGAAGGCAAGCGATTGGATGTTGAAGGTAGTCATGGTAAAGTAAAAGCAATGGGCTTGGATCTTAAGCGTAGTGATACACCCAAGATTGTTCAAGAGTTTCTTAGTGCTATATTGATGGAAGTATTACAAGGTGCTACTAGGGAAGATGTATTGGAAACGGTTAAAGAGTTTAAACTTAAATTTAATGATTTGCCGCCTTGGGAAAAAGGCACACCCAAACGTGTCAACAACTTAACAAACTATACTAAAAAAGAAAAGCAATTGGGCAAAGCCAATTTACCAGGACATGTTAGAGCGGCGATGAATTGGAATACACTACTACGTATGAATGGTGACAACCACAGTATTAAAATTACTGATGGTATGAAAACTATTGTATGTAAGGTTAAAAACAATCCCATGGGATTTACTTCAGTAGCATATCCAATTGATCAACTATCGTTGCCAGATTGGTACAAAGAGCTATCCTTTGATGTTGCTGATATGGAAGAAGCGATTGTGGATCAAAAAATTGAAAACCTATTGGGACCATTGAACTGGGATCTAAACGCCGCGTCAAACAGCAAGTCTACAATTAATTCATTCTTTAGTTTCGGTTAACATGAATTCAATACGACGTCCGTTAACTGAGCTAATACGTTATGAAAAAGACGTATTAGAAATACTATCGCAATACCCCGATAAGCGCGATTCCGCCAGAGTTGAGTATCTGGATTTAATTCAACGTTTGTGGAATTTGCGTAATAGTGATGCCAATATACAAGAGCTTTCTGCTATACATGTATTGATTAATCAACTGTTGGAGATTGATTCGGAAATTGTTGGTAACCTAACTAAACTATCCCGGGGTATTGAGGCAGGAATCAAAAAGTATATACAAGAGTTAACTTCGATATTTGCACAAAACCAAGCACTAAACTTCAAAGCAGTTACTACTTATCCACCAGATTTAGCAACCTCATTAACTAGCGATACTGACTTAATAAATTACATTAGTAGTATAATATCAAGCAATGTAGACTTTAAATATCCAGGCTTACTGATTGGTGGAGAATTGTCGGATGTTATTGGGTTAATGGTTGGGTGTGATCCTCTGTATACCTGTGTAAACAATACTCATGTTGCTGGGTTACGTAAATGTATTAACAATGACTTCTATTTTGACAACAGATTAAGACAATATAATTATGACGAGTTTACAGTTGATTCACTAAATGCATTACCAACAGCACAGTTTGGTTTTATAATGTCTTTATGTCATATTGATATGATGCCAAGTCATGGGATACTCACATATTTAAATAAAGTTAAAACTCTGCTTCGGCCTGGTGGAACATTTGTGTTTAGTTTTTATGATATTGGTATACGGGATTCATTGTTGGATTTTGAACTCCACTATACTAATGAAAGAAATAGAATTAAAGTAACACATGAGATTGACATGCAGTGGTGGCGTCATCTTGCGCCATATCCTGGTTGCCAAGAGTTACTAACCTATTCAAAGTTATTGGAAACAGTGGGATTACGTCTAGTAAATTACAGTCGATTTAATAGGCATTCAGTTGTGGTAGTAAAACAAAGTGGTGACTTGGTCACTGTTAAAGCATTGCAAGCATCTGGTGAAATAAAATATCAGCAAGGCTAGCATTTTCTAAATACATGTTGTATAATAACCTTATTAATGGAGATATCAATGAAAGATTGTTTAAGCGAGCTAGTAGCACATACTCAAGTATTGGGTAACATCAGTTTTGTTAAAATTACCGGTACCGAAGAGGCAACTGTTATGGAATCACTTAGTGATGACAAGGCAGTTATTATCCAAGGCAAATACAAAAATCCTATTGCAGATTTTATTGGTGTGTTTGGTTTCCCTGACTTGGGCAAATTAAATATTGTTCTTAACATTCCTGAATATGCTGAAAATGCAAAAATTTCAGTAACTACTAAAACACGCAATGGTGAAACTGTACCATCAGGATTACATTTTGAAAACAAAGCTGGTGACTTTAAAAACGATTATCGTTTTATGACAACAGAAATTGTTAATGAAAAACTTGGTGAATTAAAATTCAAAGGCGTAAAGAAATGGAATGTTACATTTACTCCATCAGTAACTGGCATTCAAAAGTTTAAGTTCCAATCTCAAGCAAATTCAGAAGAGCCACATTTCATTGCCAAGACAGAAGACAAGCATCTAAAGTTCTACTTTGGTGATCCTGGTAGTCATGCTGGTAATTGTATTTTTGAACCCAACGTGACAGGTACATTGGCTAAAGAATGGAATTGGCCAGTTAAGTCAGTTATTGATATCCTTAATCTAGTTGGTGATAAGACCATGATGATTAGCGATGAAGGTGTTCTGCAAATTACGGTGGATAGTGGTGTTGCTGAATACAATTACTTCTTGCCAGCGCAAATTAAATAATGAGTCAAACTGAACACAACTCCGCTGTACCTGAGCCAACCATTGACGATTTAACAGCAAAACAGAAGGATTATGCAATCTTTCTGCCAGCAATCAGTGGTTTTTATAGCGGATATGTAGGCAAACAGCGCCATTCTAAACACATTGAGGATGAACGTATACCTACAGGGTTTGAGAATGGTATTGAGGGGTTAAATTTTCTAAATCCCAAAGAAGCCTATTTTCCTTATAAGTGGGGCTTGTATAGTGCAGGGCATGCCAACTTGGATACTGCTAAGTTTGATCCCAAAGAAGATATGATTCGCAATCGTGACCCTGGTAGTTTTATATTGGGTGATAGCGGAGGGTTCCAGATTGGCAAGGGTGTGTGGGAAGGTGACTGGCGTGCCGGTAGTGGCTGTGCCAAAGCACATAAAAAAAGAACTCAAGTATTAGACTGGATGGAAAGTTACATGGACTATGGCATGACATTAGATGTGCCGGGTTGGGTATCTAGAACTCCGTCTGGTGTTGCCGCAACAAAGATTTCTAGTTATGAAGAAGCGGTTGAAGCCACCAAATATAACTTTGAATATTGGCTTAAAAATCGTCGTGGAAATTGCAAATTCCTAACAGTATTGCAGGGTGATAGTCACACCGAAGCGGATCAGTGGTATGCTGAGATGAAACAGTTCTGTGATCCAAAAGTTTTCCCCAATGACCACTTCAACGGTTGGGCCATGGGATCACAAAACAAATGTGATGCTCACTTGGTACTTAAACGTCTTGTTACATTAATTTATGACGGCTTGTTGGAAACTGGCAAACAGGATTGGGTACACTATCTAGGCACAAGTAAACTGGAGTGGGCAATGATGTTCACAGACATTCAGCGAGCGATACGTAAAAATCATAATCCCAACTTTACCATTAGTTTTGACTGTGCATCACCATTCCTAGCTACCGCTAATGGACAAGTGTATGATGAGAACCGGTTAGAGAATCGCGGTAATTGGGGATATCATATGACCAAAGCCGTGGATGACAAGAAGTATGCACATGATAACCGATTGTTTAGAGATGTCATGTTGACTGAAAAGATAAACGGCAAGATTGCCAAGACGTTTATTGATAGTCCTATTATGCAACGTACTAAAATTAGTGATGTTTGCTGGTATGCTCCGGGCGATCTAAATAAGATCAAGAAAGAAGGCAGAACATCTTGGGATAGTTTTAGTTATGCGATATTAATGGGTCATAATGTTCATGCTCATATTAAATCAGTTCAAGATGGCAATGAAAAATATGCCAGTGGGACTATTCCAAAGTCGTTGGTGAAGGAAAAACATGATCGTGTATATTTCCGTGAATTGGTTGACGCAATTTTCAGCGCACCTAGTTATGCCACGGCTTGGAAATTGGCAACAGATCCTTTCTTGGACAAATGGTGTACTACAGTAATAGGCAGCAGTGCCAATGGATTTATAGGCAAGAAGGCAATTAATGCTTCTACTAAGTTTGGCGAGCATTTTGAATTTACTACGGTTACTGCACCAGAAACAAACGAAGATGGCCTAGATTTGGCTAAATTAGAAAAACTAGAACAGATTGAAGAAACAAACAGTTGATAGTTTCGCCTATTCACTATATACTTACACATTACTTGCAGATAAAATAAAATGAACGATAACATTATATCAATTATGGATCAACGCAAAGCCGCATTACTTGAAAAGTCCTCTCAGATTAGGGAATCAGCAAAGAAGATGATTTGGGTAACCTTTGCTCTTGAGGGTATGCATAAGTACCCACAAGCACTGGAGGATCCTGCTCTTGCAGAAGTTAAATTTTTGGGTTACCCTCATCGCCATATGTTCCATTTCCGGGTGTGGATTCAGGTCTTTCATGAAGACCGAGACATTGAATTCATCTTGTTCAAACGCTGGTGCCAGTCCTTGTACACCAGTAATAATTCCGGTCTACCGGAAGGAATTTTAGAGCTGAATAATCAAAGCTGCGAAATGCTAGCTGATCAGCTCTATTCAAAGATCACTGACCGATATCCAAATAGAGATGTTTGGGTTGAAGTAAGTGAAGATGGTGAAAACGGATGTTATGTGGAATACAATATCCCAGACACTAATGTACCAAAATTTAAATCCTATTAATTTTTCACAAAGGAAGTAAAATGTCGCAACCAGCTTGGATTAAAAAATACCTTGTAATGAAGCCTGAGGTTACAAAACTATTCGAAGCGATTGAAGCATATCATACTCATTGTAGGTGGGAGTTGTTGCCGTTTAACCCTGCTGATGTAAACAATATGCGTAGTCAAAACTGGAAAAACTACCTAAAGACACAACAGAAAACCAGATAATGCCTACACTATTTATTGTTCCCATTGAACCTATTGATCAACGATATACTAAACAGTGGTTTGACAATATACCGGTTCTAATTAAACGGCGGGCAGTGGAAAAGAACATTAACTTATCTATTGTTAATGTTGCTGGCAGGGAAAGCACCGGTGGAACAACTGCTGGTGCTTTCCTAGACTTTTCCACTACCAATGCATATAAAGCCAGTCAAGTTGAATTTATTAGTCAGATGTTTCAACGTGGTGAAGTAAAACCCGGTGACAAATTCCTAGTAACAGATGCTTGGAATTTTGCTATTACAGCAATTAAATATCAAAGTGATTTGTTGGATATACCAGTAGAGATACATGGTATATGGCATGCTGGTGCATACGACCCCAGTGACATATTGGGTATGAAGATGCAAAAGCCTTGGCCGTTTCATGCAGAACGTAGTTGGTATTACAGTTGCGATAAGAACTACTATGCTACCAATTTCCACCGTACTATGTTCCTACATAATTTAGATATTCCGTATCAAGATACTGGTCGTGCGGTAGTAAGTGGGCAACCACATATCAGCGTGATTGATCATTGCGGGCAGTATTTTAATAATCCCAAAGAACGTATGTTGATCTGGCCACACAGATATAATGCCGATAAGCAACCAGAGATTATTGAAGATCTTAAAAATGAGTTAACTTGTGATGTA